CTCGGTTCGCCGCTTGCGATGCGGCAGACGCTGCTTGCCAAGAAGCGCCTGGATGACAGCTTGGCGCCTGAGGATGGCGAGCGCATCGCGCTGCTCAACACTCAGGACAACGTGGATTTGGTGGACGTGCTGAAGGGGCTGTTCCAGTCCTCCAACAGCATCAGCCAGCAGTATCGCACGGGCCGCATGGGCACGACTGCGGGTTTTGACTTCTACCAGAACACGCTCATGCCGACTTCCACGACCGGCACAATGCCGGCGGCCACGACGATGACGGTCAGCGGCGCAAGCCAGACGGGTTTGACCGTCAACATCGCGGCGCCGAGTGCGAACAATAACACCTTTGCCGTCGGCGACATTGTGACTTTCGCTGGCTGCAACGAGGTGCATCCTGAGTCCAAAGCGGACACGGGCCGGCTTCAGCAGTTTGTAGTGACGGCGGCCTTTACGGCCAACGGCACGACGCCTGTCCCCCTGTCCATTTCGCCCGCCATCGTGGTGTCCGGCGGGCGCCAGAACGTCACCGCTTCGCCGACCAACGGCGGCGCAGTGGTGAAGGTTGGCGGCGCCAGCGCGGTCTACAAGCCGTCGATGTTCTACCATCCGCACGCCTTTACCTTTGTCACCGCTGACCTGGAAATGCCGAAGGGCGTGGACATGGCTGCGCGCGCGGTGATGGACGGCATCAGCATGCGCTTGGTGCGCAACTATGACATCAACGAGGACCGCTTCCCGTGCCGCGTTGATGTCCTCTACGGCTTCAAGACGATCCGGCCGGAGCTGGCCTGCCGCGTCCTGAGCAACTGAGGGGAGGCGCGGTCCATGTCCTTCTCAATGATCGGCGGCAACGTGCAGGCAATGGGTGTGTTGACGCTCACCCTTGATCCTGCCAGCGTTGCCGCCGCCATTTCGGCGGAACAAACGTTTAGCGTCCCCGGCCTTCGGGTCGGTGACTTCGTTTTCGTCAACACTCCGGCGGTTGGTTCCGGCGCTGGCCAGATGAACGCGGGGCTTGGGGTGGCGGGGGCGCGCGTGACGGCCGCTGACACGCTGGGCATTCGCTTCGTCAACGCCACGGCCGGCGCGCTGGATGCCGGTTCGGCGACCTACACGCTGCTGGTGGTGCGGCCGGGCGCGACGCCTGGGCCGTCTGGCTTCGCGGCGTGATGCGGGCGGGGGCATCGCGCCCCCGCTTTTTCCTTCCAGAGGTGATGCCATGTTCATCGAATATCCGAAGTCGCTCTATCTGAGCGGATGGCGCGATCTTGACGCGCATGTGATCGTGCAGGACGCCGCGGAAGAGGTTGCGGCGCGCGATGCCGGCTATCGCGGCATCAACGAGCCGGCTTCTGAGGAGCCGCCGCGTCGGCGCAGTCGGGCGCCGCAGGAATCGACCGAATGAGCTTGCTGACCATCTGCCAGAACGCGGCCGTTGAGTTGAAGTGGCTGCCGCCGGTGCAGGTGTTTGGCAATACGGCGGAAGAGGCGGCGACGCTTCTCCGCCTGGCGCAGCGCATTGGGCGGGACGCGCTGGAGCGTGGCATCTGGCCCGCGCGACGCGCGACGCATACTTTCTCGGCGGTGGCCGGTTCGGTGCAGGCGGGCGCGCTACCGGGGGATTTTGGGAGGCAGGTGCCCGAAAGCCTTTGGCGTCGGGATGTTCCGACGCTGTTGCTGGGGCCGCTGACCGGCGCCGATTGGGCGGCCGTCACGGCTTTGCAGACACCCAGCGGCACGCCGCGATGGTGGACCCGCGACAGCGGCGGCGTGCGGTTGTGGCCTGCGGCCAGCGGCGGCGAGCAGGTGGCCCTGGAATACTTTTCCAACGCCTTCTGCGCATCGTCTGGCGGCACGCTGCAAGCCCAATGGCAGGCGGATACGGATGTCGGACTGATTTCCGAGGAGCTGATCACGCTGGGCATCATTGCCTTTGCGCTTCGCAACGAAGGGCAGCCCTACCAACCGCAAATGGGGGACTATGAAAGGCTGCTGGCTCGGCTTAATCGCCAAGAGCAGCCAGCGACCATGTTGCGGTCTGAGGCGTCCATGATGCGCAGGCCGCGTGAGGCGATCTCACTGTGAGTGGCGCGTTTTCCGTCAGCCTGCCGCCCCCGGTGGGCGGGTGGGATGCGCTGAACGCCCAAGCGGACATGCCGCCACAGAACGCCGTTGAGCTGATCAACTGGTTCCCGGTGGCTGATCAGGTGATCACGCGGCCGGGCTATGTGACGCACGCCACGGCCTTGCCGGCAGCGGTCGAAACGCTGCTGGTGCATCAGAGCGGTTTAGCCGTCAAGCTGTTTGCAGCGTCGGGTTCGGGGATCTATGACGTGACAACAGCCGGCGCCGTTGGCGCGGCGGCGGTTTCTGGGTTGACCAGCGCACAGTTTCAGTGGACGCAGATGGGCACGGCGGCGGGCATGTTTCTCTGGGCCGTCAACGGTGCTGACGGCCCCCAGATGTTTGACGGCACGACTTGGACAACGCCCACGGTCACGGGCGCGGGCCTGACAGCGGCCAATCTCATCTGGGTCAATCAGCATCAGCGGCGACTTTGGTTCGGTGAGACGGGCAAGATGCGCGCCTGGTATCTCGGCCCGAACAGCGTCAGCGGCGCCGCAGCGGCCTTTGATTTTGGCAGCCTGACTTCTTACGGCGGCGCCCTGATCAGCATGGGCACATGGACGCGCGACGGCGGTTCTGGCGCGGATGACCTGGCGGTGTTTCTCACCGATCAGGGCGAGGTTCTGATTTACAGCGGCCTCGACCCGGCGACGGATTGGACGTTGCAAGGTGTGTTTCGGATTGGCCGCCCGCTGGGGCGCCGGCCCATGATTCGCGCGGGGGCGGATTTGTTGGTCATGACCGAAGAGGGGTTTATTGCCCTGTCTTCTGTGTTGCCGGTGGACCGCTCGCAACAATCTGCTACGGCTCTTTCCAAGCAGATCAATCCGCAAGTCACGAAAACGGCGGCTTTGTATCGCTCTCTGTTCGGGTGGCAAGCGTTTTTTTATCCGCGCGCCAACATGCTGATATTCAACGTCCCGGTCAGCGGGGGGATGTTTGAGCAGTATGTTTTCAACACCATCACGGCGGCGGCGGCCCGCTTCACGGGCGTTCCGGCGCGGTGCTGGGCGCTGGTTGACCAAGATGCGTATTTCGGCGCGGATGCCAAGGTCGTGAAATTTGACGCGGCCAACAACGATGATGGCGTCAGCATCCGGGCCTTGGCGGTGCAGGCGCCTAACGCGCTCGGGGTCAAAGCGCGAAAGAAGGCGTTGAAGCGCATCCGCGTGACGACGCAATCCGAAGTGCCGCCGACTTTGGCAGTAGATGCGGCTTACGATTACAGCCTCGACGCGCCGCCGCCTTCGCCCATCCCCATTCCAGCGACGCTCACGGTCTATGACACAGCCACGTATGATTTGGACCGCTACGTGGGCGAAAGCACATGGCGCCAGTGGCGCGGCGTGAGAGGGCAGGGAACGATGGTGGCGCTGCGCGTGCAGGCAGTCACGAATCAGGCGCCAACCGCCTGGATTGCGTCCGACATTCTGTTCGTGCCTGGCGGCGTGCTGTGATGAACGCCCTGCGTCGCGGGGTGTATTGGGCGCTTGACCGCGACGAAAAGGCTTGCCTGGCGGCGTGGCTGAATGAGCGCATTCCGCATGGGGATATTGTCGCGGACGACAACACGATCCTTGGCGGGGTGTGGCGGCAAGGCCGGGTGCGCGCCGTGGTCGCGTTCACGGATTGGCTTCCGGACGTGCAGACGATGCAGGCGACGATCGCTGGGGAACCGGGCTGGGCAACGCGCGGCGCGTTGCGGGCGATGTTTGCCTATCCCTTTGTGACGGCTGGCGCGCGGTTGCTGTGGGCAACGATCCCGGCGGATTTGCTTGAGGTGCTGGAGTTCAACCAGCGGCTGGGCTTTGTCGAGGACGGACGCTTGCGCGAGCGATTTGGACATGGGCGCGCGGCGGTCCTTGCGAGCATGACGCACGAGGAATGGCAACGCGGCCCTTATCGGATGGAGATGGGTTGAGATGGGCAAGAAGACGCCGACGGCGCCGCCGCCGCCTGATCCGGTTGTGACCGCGCGGGCGCAGACGGAAAGCAACCTAGAAACCGCGCGCGCGAATGCCAGGTTCAATCGGGTCAATCAAATCACGCCGTATGGGAATCTGACTTACAACGACCTAGGCGGGGATCGGTGGGAGGCGGTGCAAACCCTTTCGCCAGCGGAGCAGGCGGCGCTTGATCGCTCCAACGAGGCGCAGCGGCTTTACAGCGAGGCGGCGCTGGGTCAGCTCGGGCGCGTGCAGGACGTGCTTTCGCGCCCGATGGACATTTCCGGCCTGCCGGTTCTGGCGTCGCGCCCGGACTTCACCGGCATCGGGAATGCCAACCAGTCGCGGGATGCGGTGGAGGCGGCGCTGATGCAGCGCCTCAATCCGGTTCTTGAGCGGGACCGGGCGGCGCTGGAGGCGCGGCTGGCGGCGCAGGGCATCACCATGGGTTCCGAGCAGTGGAACCGCGGGATGGACGACTTCGCCCGCCAAGCGAATGACGCGCGGCTCGGGGTGATTGCCAACGCGGGGCAAGAGCAGTCGCGCGTGTTCGGCCTGGGGTTCAATCAGGCGGCATTCAACAACCAGGCGCGGGCGCAGGGGCTGCAAGAGGCAACGGCGCTGCGGCAGATGCCGCTCAATGAAGCCCAGGCGCTTTTGACGGGTTCGACGGTGCAGTCACCGCAGTTTGTCTCGGTGCCGGGGGTGCAGGTGGCGCCGACGGACTACATGGGCGCGGTGGACCGCAACTATCAGGGCCAG